GTGGCATATCGTTCGTTAGACCCGTGGTACAGTCTCTTCAAGCAACCACACCGGCCCCGCGAATCAAGTTGAGGCTCTTGAGCGCATCCACCCCGGCAACGGGGAACGCACCGAAAACGGGCAGCGAAGGTGAACGACTTCGCCGGATCAGCGCCAGAAAGCGCGGAACGCAGATGAGGCGAACATTCCCCTCGCGCGTAGCAAAAGCCGGTTTTGTCACCCAACCCATGCTAGAATTGCCGCATCAATGGCTCTCAGGTGCAAACCCGCGCTCAAGTCCGAGTCCAACTGCTCGTCCACGTCCGTTACCCCAATGGACTCACGAGCGAGCGCGTCCTCATTTTGCCTGAGCGGGCGGTAAGCGATGCCAGCGGGAAGACCGGAAATCTACACTCCCGAGCTAGCTGAACGCGTCTTGATGCGCATGTACGACGGCGATAGTATCCGCCAAATCTGTGCAGACGATTCACTTCCATCGCGCACAACCGTGCATTTGTGGCGCATTCGGCACACAGAATTTGCAAGCCAGTATGCGCGCGCGCGTAGAGCACAGGTCGAGGCACGGATCGAGGAAGCGCACGATATCGCAGAGGACGGCTCGAACGATTACATCGCAACCGAAGAAGGCACCATCTTCAATGCCGAGCATGTTCAGCGCAGCAAACTTCGTGTAGAACAGCGCAGATGGGAAGCGTCTAAGCTCCTGCGCGGCTCAATTGACGATAAGCCACTCGACTACGGCGACAAACTGGCGCACACGGGGGCGGACGGGGAAGGGCCTGTGATCATGCGCGTGGTAAGCGATATCTAGATGCAAGCCAAAGACATTCCAGAAGCGCCCATTGTGCAATTCCTCTCTGAGCTGGCTGAGGGGAAGCACGGGGACATGCATTGGGGCTGCGATTTCGCAGGATACCCAAACAGTGTTCAAAATGTGATGCCCCCAGACACGCCGGAAAAGGTAGCGAGGGCCAAGATGCGGGCCATGATTAAAAAGGGGATTGTATCCGGGTGTGCCTGCGGGTGCCGGGGCGATTACAGGCTGGAGTGATATTCTTTCCCCGAGGTGATCCATGCCGCTCCTTGGCGCAGTGCAAACCCCGACAACTCTTTCATCCGGCGAGCGCCTCGCGGTGTTGAACGCTGAGGATCTGGGCAACAACGCCTTGACGATGGCAGTTGCGTTCACGCCTCAGCCTGTTGCCGTTACGCTGGCAATCTACAACGGGTCAAGCCAAACGGTGAGCCTGGTTGCATCGCCGGACCTGACGAGCGGTGACTTCCTGCCTGTCTATGCAGGCGAGACGGCGATTACGGTTGTGACCAACACGGTAGGCATCTTCCAAGTTGCGACTGGTCTCTACTACGCAATCAAGGCTGGCGGAGCGATCACGGCAGGCACGATTTGGCTGGCACGATAGAGGACGTTCGCCTTTCCTCGCTGATCAACCCCACACCCAAACAGCGCGAGTGCATCCAGGCAACTGATCTATTCCGCTTCGTTCTCTATGGCGGAGCAGCCGGCGGGGGGAAGTCTTATCTGCTGCGCTGGTGGTGCCTGAGGCAGCTTCTCAAGCGATATGCTGAGACGGGCATCAAGGGCCTCACGGTCGGCCTGTTCTCCGTCGATTACCCAACGCTTCGTGACCGGCAAGCCAAGAAAATCAAGATAGAGTTTCCCGACTGGCTCGGCGAGTTGAAGGAAAGCCGGGATGAGGGTTGGAACTACTTCATCAAGGAAGAGTTCGGCGGGGGCAGGATTGCGCTCCGCAACCTGTACGACCCGTCTTCTTACAAATCGGCTGAGTTCTGCGACATCGCCATTGAGGAACTGACAGAGAACGACCGCGAAGTGTTCGAGGATTTGGTGCTGTTCCGGTTGCGTACTCCGGGGATTACGAGGCCCTGCTTTCTGGCAGCCACCAACCCGACCGGAAAAGGGCTTCAGTGGGTAAAAGCTCTCTGGATTGACCGGAAGTTTCCCAAAGAGCTTCAGCCAATCAAGCATGAGTTCAAGTTTGTTCCAGCTCTGTTGCAGGACAATCCGAATCTCGGGGCCGACTATCGGCAAGGTCTGAGCGGGCTGCCTGAGAAGAAGCGCAAAGCTCTGCTGGATGGAGACTGGACAATCCCCGAAGGGCAATATTTCATCAACTTCGAGGAATCGGAGCGCAAGGTTCCGCACGCGATTGTCATGCAGATCGTGCAGAGTTGGTGGACGCACTGGATTGGGCAGGACTGGGGATTCAAACACGCGAGCCCTATTTACTGGCACGCGGTTGGCTTTGTCAGTCCTGAGCAGGCGAAGTTACTGGGCCGGAACTGGGATGCGCCGCGCCGATGCGTGTTTACTATAAGGGAACACATCGCAAATTTAAGCGAAACAGATACGAGCGAGATTGAACTTGGGCAGGAAATCCAGAGCATGAACGGGGCGCAAAAGCTCAAGGCGTGGATTCTGTCTGAGGATGCGTTCGGGAAGAAGACGAGCCAGAACACGGCGGCGGAATTGCTGAGGCAGGGTGCTCCGAAGTTCCCTGACCCACAAAAGGCGAACATGGACCCGGGTTCGCGCGTCGTCGGATGGCGATTCCTCTACAGCCTGATTCAGTCCGATACCTGGTTCATTTCGGACATGTGCCCGGAAGCTCTGTCGGCGATGCCATCACTTGAATACGACTCGGACAAGGGCGGGGAAGACGTACTCAAAACCGACCATGTGTATGATGATGTTGGCGATTGCCTGCGCTATGGTCTGGTCGATATGCTGGGCACAACTAAGGTGCCAATGGAAGTGCGCAGGGCTGAGGTAGCCAGCCAGTTCGTTCAGGACGGCGTGATCGTGGATCGCACCGAGCACGCGATGGCGATGCGCAGGTTCGATTCTGAGGAGCGGCACAAGGGCAAGCGGAGGGCGCGATGGTCGGTGCGGTGAAGCGGTGGCTGGGTATCGACGTGCTGGAGCGGGAAAACCTGCAATTGGCGAAGGCGCTAAAGACCTTAAGAACTGATACCAACGAGCACTGTGACGACCTGAAGAAGTTGGGCGAAGATGTGACAGTGCTTATGGCCGACCGTGAAAAGCGATTGACATCTGAGCAGCCTAAGCCGAAGATTGTAGCGAAACCAGCAGTCAAAGCAGTGAATTGGGGCAAGTTCAGGGATTTAGCTGAACTGGCGACCGAACCAGAGAGGGAAGAAGCGTGAACGCTGAACAGCAGAGAGCCCTTGACGTAATCGCCGCTGAACGCGCCGCGAGCATGAAGCCGCCCCCTCCGCCAGTCACGCTCGAATCCCTCCACCAGCGACTCACCGCACTTGAGAACCATCCCGCACTGAAGCACCAAGCCCCATTCTTTGGGCAGTTCCGCCCCGATGACCCAACAGGCACATCGCTTGGAATGGGTAACGGTCCAATCCCAACACAGGAGCAATCCAATGGCTGAGGCAATGTCCCGTCTGAGCAATCCGCGTCGTCCGATGGAAACCAAGCCAGCCGCTGCTCCTGCGCATGTAGACACAGGCGAGCAGCCTGAAGGCGATCACATGCACGCTGCGGCTGAGTCTCTACACGCTGCCGAGCCTGGATCAAAGCACATGATTGTGTCCCATGACGGTCTGGGGATGAAGTCACACGGCATCCACGAAGACGGCAGGCATGAACCCGAACAGGGCGCGCATGACCATGAGAACATTGAGGAACTGAAAGCCCACATGGGCAAGTTCTTCAACGAAGAGGAACAGGAACCCAAGGACGACGACGGCACAGAGCCGGAAGAAAATCAGAGTTTGTACTAAGGAGACGAAATGCCTAGGAATCCGACTTTCTTCGCTGGCCAATATCGTGCCGTGTCCTACGCTTTTGGCGTATCTGCTGAAATCCCCGGCTTGGTGGTAGACAACCCGAGCGGCGCGACTACCGGCGCAACCCAAACCCTGAGTGTGGCGTTTGGCAACATCACGCTGCAGGACGGAACTGTGGTATCGCCGCTGGCCACCACTGCTCCTGTGACTGTCGGCACGGGCTCGAACGCTGAAACGGTCACCCCGAGCGCCGTAAGCGTCAACACCCCCGACGTTTACCAGTCATCGAACTTCACCGCGACGACCTTCTCCAACTCGCACGGCACCGGCGACAAGGTAGCCAGCGGCACGATTGGCCTGCAGGAAGCGATCAATGCGGCCAAGGCAGCCGGGGGCGGTGTGGTCATCATTGACGCGGCGTGGACGAAGCTGGGCGGCACGGACGCGATGGTCGAAGCGGCTACCGTGGGTGCTGGCGTGTCGATTCTGGACAACCGGACCGGCGGCGAACAGACTGACGTGACTGTGACTCTCACGGCTGCGCAGGTCAACACGATGTTCACTACTCCGGTGGAACTGATTCCGGCTCCTGCGGCAGGTTCGTTCATCGTGGTCCAGCAGGCCATTCTGGTCAACGAAAACGGCGGAACGGCGTGGACTTCGGGCGGTGCGCTTACTATCGGCTACTCGAATGCGAATCCCGGCTCTCCCAATGCGTTGTCGGGGACCATTGCCGCGACGTTCCTTACCTCACCGACTGCTAAGCAGATCATTACGCTGGCGGGGGCGCAGATCGCGTCGGCGCTGGAGAGCACTGTGGATGCTCTGGGCATCTTCATCTCGAACGCTACGGGCGTCTTTGCCACCGGCACGGGCGTTCTCAAGGTTCGGCTGCTGTACACGGTCGTCAAGAGCTAATCGAATGCCGGCGAAGTCGCTCGCTCAGTTGCACTGGGTCAACTCCCCATCAGGTCGCAAGGCCCTTGGGGAGTCTGGCGTGAAGGAGTGGGACCAAGCGAGCAAAGGCTTAAAGTTGCCGGAGCGCAAGGGCAGTATGATTTCGGCGCGGAGGAAGAAAGCATGAGCATTGAACGGTTGCCGTGGTGGAAAACCACTCATCCAAACCGCCAGATATTCAGATCCGACAGGGCATACGTGACGGCGTGGCTGTCTCTTCTCGTCGCGCGTTGGAAGACGCCGGAGGAGCTATGAGTATGCTAGGGGCACGCAAGCCGAAGAAGTGGATTCAGGGGGCGATCTCTCATCCGGGAGCCGAGAAAGCAGCAGCAGCACGCAACGGGCGCTCGACGCTTGAAGAGGCGAATGCGGAGTCCAAGTCCAGCGATCCCCACATCCGCTCACGCGGCCTGTTAGCCAAGAGATTCATTTCCCATAAAATCTAGGACGGCCCATGACCGGCGAACAGAAGCTCGCGTTCCTTCAACAGCAGATCATCGAAATCAAGGCTGGGCTTCGTTCGTTCATCCAATGCCCCTACTGCGGAGCGGAGAATACGCCAGTTGACGAGACACTGTGCTGTGCGCTGTTCGCTGAGGCGAGCAAGGCCATTCTAGACCGCATGGA